AGGCACTTAGACAATCCATTGGTAGGAAATTGAGCATGACTTGTAAATGTAATGGTAAATGTATATGCAAAGACTCATGTGCTTGTGTGGATAAGTGTATTTGTAAGGAACGTAAGTGACATCAAAACAACAAGAAGCACTCGATGCTGTTGTTAAATACGGAAGTCAAGTCAAAGCGGCAAAGGCTTTGGGTATTAGTCGCTCTGCTCTAAGACACAGAATTAATTCAGCAAAAAAATATGAAGAAGCTGATGATGGTATTAAGTATGCCATGACTGAAACAGGTATGGCTAACATAAATGCTGTGCATTCTGGTTGGATTAAGACTGATGATGTTAGTTTATATTTTAGAAATGAAATAGATAAGATTGATACCAATGATATAGCGGAATCAATACGAGATATAATTAATGGCATTGTTCTTTGCCCAATAATAAAATCCCCAGGCTTTTCTGAGGACAACTTACTTACACTCTACCCTATAGCTGATGCACACATAGGCATGAGAGCGCACACTGAAGAAACAGGTGCTGAGTATAACTCTGACATTGCAGTAGATAGAATTAAAACTTGTATGGCTAAGTGTGTATCTAGCTCACCTAATTCTAAGTACGCTTTGATATTAGATGTTGGTGATTTAACCCACGCTGATGACAACAACGCACAAACTCCTAGAAGTAAACATCCACTCGATGTATCCGAAAGATTTTTTTATGCACTGAGGTGTGCAATATCTGCGTTGGCATCTGCGATTGATTGTGCGTTGCAAAAACATGAGCAAGTAATATGCAGGGTATTGCGTGGTAATCACAACGAGACTTCTTATTTGGCTGTGATGTTTGCAATGGCAGAGCGTTACAAAAATAATACTAGAGTGACTGTGGAACAAACCGCTGCTGATTTCTTCGTGCATGAGTTTGGAAGTGTCATGATTGCCGCGCACCACGGAGACAAAGCAAAAGCAGATAGGCTTGTGTTGCATATGGCTGATGCTTGGCCTGAGATATGGGGCAGAACTAAACATAGATTTTATTTTACTGGACACCTACACCACACAATGATGCGTGAGATAGGTGGCGTACTTGTTGAGCAACTCAGAGCTGTAACAGGTAAAGACTCCTATGCTTCTAGCCATGCTTACAGCAGTAGGTCACAGATGCAGGGCATTACATATCATAAACAAGAGGGTGAAGTTAGTCGTATAAAGGTTTGTTTATAATGTGGATTATGGCTATGGTGTATTGCGCTACGTTTGCTACTGGTGAGATGTGTCGTGCTTGGGTTCCACCTGTTGCTGAGTCTAGCAGAGAAAAATGTGAAACTAATATTAAGATCGCTGTTTATTCTATGGCTAATGCTATTGAAAAAAAGAATGGTGATTTATTTTTTATAGACTGCCAGTGTATTAAAGTTAGAGAAGAATTTAAATATCAATAGAATTTTTTCTTATTCTTTCCAGCTCATCATTAAGTATAAGAACTAGGTTAACTAAGTCACCTACCTCTCGACCTAACTTAACTAAAAACTTGTCGCTTGTTATTACTCTGTCGTATGGAAAGCCATTGTTAGCTACGTTGGCTTTATCCATTCGTCTTAAAAATTTTTCTACTGTAAGGTCAGTCATTGTTTTATCTTATACCCTGAGTATGGATAGAAATCTCTTATGATTCTTTTAACTCTTTCAACTTTATTATCTCTAATTAATTTCTGAATAATATTTCTAGCGTGATCAGGTTTAGATAAGTTCATTTTCTCTGCTAATTGTAAAGCATTTATTACACCAGCATTTTTTATTATCTGATACGCTTGTGCTTTCTGATTGTTTAATTTGTCTGTTGCTTGATAGACTTTAAACTCTGGCAACCTACCTACTTGACCCATAGCAATAGCTGATTCTTTTAGTAGCTTACCATATAATATTTCTTGTTCGACTGATATTTTAAACTTCTGTACTGTTGCTTTCATTATCTTTCTCCATTAGTTTTTCAAATTCTTCGCCACTTAGTATTACAAGTGTCTGTGGTTTACCAGTTTTTCTTTTGTAGAATGCTATGTCTCTTCCTGTTAGCACTGTGAATGGGCTAGGGAAACTGGACTTATCCCTGTACTTTACTTCTCCCACCAGTTTTCTTCCGTTGATGTTGAGGTGGATGTCACCTGAGTATTCTCCTCCGAGTGCACCGCTGAGCGGTACTCTCTTGGCTTCGATGCCAATTTTTGTGAGCCATTTGACGAACCAGTTTTCGTGGTAAGTTCCTTTGAGTTTATTTTTGTTTGCCATGTATCCCTCTGATAGCAGTCTAAACATATAATGTAATGTCTTACTGGTTCTATGTTAGCTAGTATTGCTACAAATAAATCTGAATCAACATTACAAGCTTCACATATTGCTGACTCTTGCCTTAGTTTCTTTGAAGTTGATCGTGATCTCACAGCCAAGAGCGTCTAACCAACACGTAAACAAGAAGCCTGATGGCACTCGCTTGTGTTGCTCCCACTTATGAATGAGTGATGAAGCACACCCAATTCTATCTGCAAGTTCTTCTTGTGATATACCAAGTGTGCTTCGATGATCAACCATCTGCTCGATAAGTTTTTCATACGACCCTGTAACATAAGTCTCATCTTTATAATTCGGAAACCTTTTTATCTTTGATCTCACTTGCCAATGCTAGGTATCCTATAGCATCTACGATAGAGTCTTCTTTGTACCCACCGCTTGATATCCTAGCTAGTTTCATTTGTGCTAACATAATAGGTACTTGCCACGTTTGTACAGTATGATCAAGTACCTCTGACCAAGCTCTTGCAATCATTAGCATATTAATATGAGGATCTCCGTACTGATTGTTTCTATCTTGACTAATTAATTGGTTGGCTTCGTGTAATACTTTGTCTCTGCGTGTCATAAATATTGGCTCAGCTTTCATTGTTATCTTCCTCTTCTTTAAAATAAACTCTTTCTTCTTCGTCTATTAATTTTTCTTCTAATAAAATTAGTAAAGCTAGTAACTCATCTCCTCTGTTTCTAACTCCTGTTCTATTTTTTTCTACTGCGTCTAGCTGTATAATATTAGCTACTCGTTTGAGTCTGTCAATTACTTGTTGAGAAGAAGTCATTTATATTCCTCCAAAGTAAAGAAGTCTAAGAAACTTTCAGTGATAGTACGTTCTTTAGGTTTTGGTTTTTCTTTTGGTTCTAAAGTATAGAGTACATAATTTAATTCATTTTTAGTTAATCTTAGGTACTTAGCTATATCTTTGTTAGGTATCTCACCACTAAATGCTAAGAAGTGTGCTTCTTTAACTAAACTATCTGGGTATTTTTTTTCCATTGTTTCCTCCATTTGGTGTGTGGGTAATTAAGTAGCTACTTAAAAACCCACAGCTTGTGGTCTATTTAATCCGATTAATTAACACACGACAATTAGAATGGTATCTCATCGTCTAGTTGATTAACATTTGGTAGTGGTGCAACTCCTCGTTTCTCTTCAACACTAAGAGACAACCATTTCTTACCATCCTTTTCTTTAGTCCAACCTGATACACGCATATCTTTATTGGTAGCGTAATCATCTATGTTGCCACTAAAGTCTGGTCTGTTTTCGTTGTCACCTTTATCATTGGTAAACATAGCACCAACCTTTTGATACAGTTTCATTATCTTTTGACCAGCTTGTGTTGTATCACTCACAACAATAACATCTCTGTCATTACCTTCTAAGTTTATCTTACCTTGAAGTACCATCTTTGTTGTGTCTCTTGGTGAGAACACTGCACCTCTGTTTGTGTTATCATATTCAGCCATCATTTACTCCTTGTTGTTGTAGCTGTTGCGTTGCAAACATTTGTCTAATAGCCGCTCTGACTATCATACCTTTTGATTCTCCAATAGAATCTGCTTGCGCTTGTATTGCATCAAGCATTGCTTGCGGTAGAGATATATTAACTGCTGTCATTTTTTTATTTTCTGATTGAGGTCTACCAACCTGTGTCATTACCTTTTCCTTTCTGATCTTGTGCATATTTGTTTCCATCCATCTCACCTAAGAATACATCTGCATTAAATCCTAAGTGTGATAGTGCTTTAGTAAGGCCATCAGTGATAGCCATCTTTGGTGCATCTTCTGCAAGTCTACCCTTGCCAGCATCAAAAAATTTACGACAACCATTAAATGGGCCGAATATATTTTTCTCATCTGCGTGTGTCCATACTGATACACCTGACACCACAGCTACATCACCATTATTAAAGTGAATGTATTCTGTTGTTGAGTTCCAACCCCAACCCACACCTACTGCTCCGAACTGTTCGGTAATACTTCTTACCTGATACTGCGGATCAATAGCTGTAAACTTACGCGCCCCAAAACCTACTGGTTTAATATACTTAGGGTCAGTCTTGCTTACCTTATTCCATAACTCCATGTGTTTATTCATAGTCCTTCTCCTCTGTTTATGTCTGGCTCTTCATCTCTTGCAACATATCCCCAGAACTCTTTGATCATATCTAATACTGTTGCGGTATAACTTTCATCGTATGGAACTATCATCCAATCCCATTTAAGATTACCAAAGATAACAGAGAGATAACAATTATCTGCTTCTGCTAACCACATATACAATTGCATTTGTGCTTGATAATACTCTGATACTTTCTTCATATTATTAAAAGCATTAGTATGTTTAGCTTCAATAATGTAACGACTAGTATCTTTTAGTGATTTAATTGTGGCTCTTACAACTTCACCATCAATTGTTCCTTTAATCTTTACACCATCTAAATCTTTTTCAAGTTGTAATTGTTGATTAATAATTAATACATTTTCTTCACGCTCAAACCAAGAGAGGTTTAAATCCTTTGTAAGTATGCCAATCTGTACTGGTAGCACATTATCTAAATTGTCTGGTTCAATGCGACCTGTTTTAATCTTCCATCATTCTAGCCCCTCTCCACGCATAATCTTAACTTCATCAGAGCCACCGATAAAACCTGTTCTATTCATAATATCCTCCATATTATATTTTATTATTACATAACATTAGCAGTTGCAAGGGTTGTCATACGTTAATTAATCGTCTTTATTAACGTATATTTAGTTCCAAAACAGGGGGGGTTATGGAACCCTCTTAACTTGGTACTGTTGCATTACTTCTTGTGCTATTCTTCTACGCTCTTCGAGGTTAGGTATATCTTTCTTAACCTCTGGTTCTTTTGGTACTACCTTAACTCTTGGCCTAGTTTTAATTATCATCTGTCGAATCAGTCCTTCGTTTGGTGTGGTTCTTGGGCTGTCAATGATATACTGTGCTATCGCTTTTGTTATTTCTTCTTTGCTGTATCCTTGCAACGCATCACACCATGAGTTCATATATGCTTTGTAAACCTCTGGTTGCATATTAGTTACAAAGAATTTGTGTCTCATTACTGCAACTTGTACTGCTATCCAGTTCCGGTGTTCTTTTAATTCATCTTGTTCCATATTAAATCCACTTGTCTTGGTGTGTTTTGTTTGTATATTGCAGAGAGATGTAAGTTAACAATGCGTTTCTCCCTGTTCGTAGATTGTGACCCCTGCTTAGTTCCTCCATTCTAAGCAGGGCTTTCGCTTACAGCCTGTATTCTGCCACTAGTTTATTATCCCAACCTCTGCGAACATTCTCTCGTTGTATGTTCATACCTTGTTGCTTAAGATCATGGATTCTTGCTGACAATCTAAAGCAATTGTAATCATTGAGTGCTTCGATTGCCGTTATTGTTTTACCATCTTCAAGATGTTTTCTTATCTGTTTTGTCTGTGAATCTGTCATTGTGTTCCCTTTCTAAATGTTCTGCTATTTTCTTTTCTATTGCTTCTTTAAGTTCTGGTGTTGGTGCATCTATTATTATTTCCATCATACCCTCATACTACATTCATCAAAATCTGTGCCTAGTTCTTGTCTCCACTCCCAGTAGTCATCTATTGCCATCTCTCCTAAGCATGCAACCGCGTGTACCATTGCTCTTTCATCGACTCCATTAATAGCTCTTTTAGTTACGTTCATTGCGTGTGCTCCGACTTATATCTTATTTT